TAATAATTTAATTTTACTCGTTATCTTTGAATTTTTGTCGCTGTGTTCTGATGTTATAAAAAGAGAACAATGATCATTTTTATATATAGTAAATTGTATAGTATCGTTATTTTTTATCCCCTTTAAAAGTCTAAATATAGATAATAGATTTAGACCTATATTTATTTCTTCTTCGCATATAAATTCTTCAAATTTTTCTGAAAATAATGAAAGATGGATTATTGCCTTTCCCGTTCCGTCTATAGTTGTAAGTTTTAAACCCGTTTTGTCTGCTTTAAAATTTACATCAGAAAGGATATTTTTTAAAGATTCGAATAATATTCTCATTGGATTTGTTTGAACTGTTTTTAATCTAAAAATTATATCTGACATTTATATATACATTTAATATTTTTCTTTTAAATTAATTAATTATTTCTTGCTATTTCCATTTTTCTCTCTTCTATAGGATCTACGGCTGCATGCCTTTTCCAAATAAGTCTACATGGCAATTCCTTTTTTATAAGTTTTCTACCGATACCTTCGATAGAATTTGAAACAAATTCTAGATATCCATTATTTAAATCTATATCTGAAATTTCTGGGTGATTTCTAAGACAATCTTCTATTTTTATTGGCTCTGACCTGTCATTGTAGAAATTACATAGAGGCCCAGCGTAAGGCATTATGTAATCTGTTACGTCAAGTCCGTTAATAAAAATTTTTTCCGGGTAATATTTATGATATGTTTTAGATACATTAAATGAATATATTGGGAAGGTTAGGTCTAGTTCTCTTGTAATGTATTTCATAAATATTCCATTAAACAGGTAATGAATTTCTATAAAATTTATTCCTATGTTTTCGTCTAAATTTTCTATTTCTTCAAGTGAAAGTTCTTCTGGATATTTTTTTTCTGTACCATCTTTTAAATTTATTAAATAACATATTAGAATGTATTCATCATCTTCTTCATTCATGTTATGATTCTCGAATGTTTTGTCACTTATATATAGATTATTATACATTCTGAAAATGTATTTTAAAGAATAAAAAGAGGTTATAGCTAAGCTAGTTAAAACTAAGAAAAACATTATTGTAAATAATATAGAGATTCTTTAAATTTATTTTTAATGAATGAAAATAATGTTAAAAAAAGAGGAAGAAAAAAATTAATTCCCGATGTTAAAGAAGAAGTAAAAGAAGTAGAAAAAAAGAAGAGGGGTAGGAAAAAAAAATGGGAAACGTTTCCTTATACAAATTATCAGGTAGAAAAATTAGAAACTATAAAATTCACGGAAAATTCTAGAAATGAAACAGATTTGGATGGTTTTAATACAAATAATATTAATTTCGGTAATTTATGTATAAAAGTTCACGACAAAGAAAAAGAAGATGAAGAAGAGTATTTTAAAGAAGATAAAAATAATACTTGCGATCTTATATTATCGAGCGACGAAGAGGATACAACAGATTATAAAAAAGAAATCAAGAAAGTATACATTAAAGAAGAAAAAGAAAAGGAAAAGGAAGAGGAAAAAAATTTAAAATGTTTCAATTGTCATTATTTTTTTGAAAATAAACCTTTTTATTTACCTGTTGATTACTGCCAAGTTTTGGATAGATATAAGTTATTTGGTAATTTTTGTTCTCCAAATTGTGTAAAATCATATTGTATTAATAATAAATCTCTAGAAAGTAAAAGTTATTTAGTGGGTATGTATTATAGAAAATTATTTGGAAGAGATTTTACTATAAAACCTGCACCTTCTATATTTTTTTTAAAAGATTATGGAGGATCTTTAACTATAGAAGAATTTAGAAATTCGTTCTATAGCAATAATAAATACATAACCTCCTGTGTTAATTCTAAGATGATAAAAATAGAAAAAATAATTACTTAGTATACATTCTGAATATAATAAGTGCTAATAAACACATTATTATAAATAATTTATTTTCTAAATCTTCTAATCTTATAGCTTGTGTTTTATACATCACTATTAATTTTTCATTTGTGGTTAGATCTCTAAAATTTTCCTCTAATAATCTATCTAATAGTTTTTTTGGATATTTGATATCATCTGTTCTTCTATATTCTGCATTATTAATGTATTTATAATCGGGTATTATCATTCCTCCGCCACGTCCGTGATCTTTTGTTTCTATATTTTTATGATGTGTTATATTTCCTCCTACTGTATCATTATTAATTACGTCTTCTGTTTGAGATATTTTTCTTCTATAAATACTCATTATACTTTAAAAAACATTTTTTAAATTAATTTAAATTAATTGATCTTTTTCCTTTTTGGTTTATAGTAACCTCCTTGGATGTTTCTAGAGTTCCAGTAGAAGAATTATCGTCTTCTCCCATAAAACTAGATAAATTCATAGAAGGTTCTCCGAAGTCTTCTTTTGGTTTTGATCCAGAAGACATACCCGAAGACATACCCGAAGACATAGCAGATGATATGTTTTTCATTATTTCTGAATTTTGAGTACTATTTAACCCTGATGGTAATGCAGAGCTAAACAAAGATTTTGTCGCATGAAACATAAATGCGCTTCCTGCTAATGTAATCATCAATTGTATTTCAGGTGGTAAATCAGCTTTACTTTTATATTTTTCGTATAATTTTGCGAATATTTCATCATAATCTTCTAAATTGTCCATTACAGATTCTGACCAACCATCTAATTTAGCACCTATTGGATCAAACTTTTTATTCAAAAATTCTAGGCCTGTAACAGCAGCAACTAAAATTTTTTGTTGAAATTTAATGCTAGCTTCTGTTTCTGCATTATTTTTGTGCAAATTTAATTCAAATTTTAAATCAGATAATTTAGAAGACATCGAATATTTCTTAGTTAATACCACTCCCTTTTTCTCTAAAGCTACAAGTTTTAACAGAATATCTTGTTTTTCTTGTTTCTCACTTAATTTATCATTCTTGTTTGATACAATAGAATTAGAAGATTCACTAGATGAATATTCAGATGAACTTTCTGAATATTCCGATTCAGAATCTGAATCCTTTGTCTTTGTTTTAGAATTATTAACAAAATTTTGATAATCCTCTGAATTGAATTTATCACTTGATTTTTTGCTTTTACTTTTGTTTTTACTCTTTATAGGAGTTTCGGGTTCTATTGTATCCCCTGACGTATCAGAAAGATATTCTATAGTTTCTATATCTTTTTTGAAATTATTTTCGCTAGGAGGTTTTTTTTCTGAATTATTATTTTCTTTTGAGATTCCGATGTCTTCTATTTTAAGAGGGTTTTTTATATCAAGTGTTTGTCTTGAGTTAGACGATTCAACTTTAATTTTTGGAATAACACCACTCATATTATAAACTTATTAATTTTTTTTTTAAATTGTATAAACGAATAAAATTATTAATTTAAAAAAAAAGAAAATTTAAAAGAAATAATGTTATTTTTTATTTTTTTAACTATAATGGCTGTTAGATGTTCTTCTTATAATATTTTTTTACATCATAATTTTAATCACGTAAATGAAATTTCAAAAATTATACCATATGACACGAGAATAAAAATAATAGAAGAGGCAAGTTCTATTTTACCAGATATGGATTCGTTTAGCCACGTGATACTCAAAACAAATGAAAATCTTATAAAAATAATTATAGAAACCGATTTACAAGAACAACAGAAAAAAGATCTTATTTTATCTGTTGTTGACGTGTGTAGAAAAGGAGATGAAATAGGCGGTAAAATCCTTACTTTTTATTATAATCTAATTAATAATATATTATGAAACCTAATTTAAAAACTATTTTATCTGGGGCTGAAATGACAATACCTATAAATTTAATATCCGACGTAATTCATGTATCTGCTTTTAATACTCATATATCAGACGAATCTTTTTTAATAAATAGTTTATTGGCATTCAATATTTATAAATATGATAGATATAGAGACGCATTAGAATCTGATATAAACGATAGAACGGAATTTTATAAAAGTATAATAGAAAATAAAAATAGCATTGAATTTTTACTATTTTCATCTTCAATTTCTATCATGACACTATTAATATATTATGATTTAAATGAAATAATACCTATTTATTTATCAAGTTTTTTATATAAAAATATTAAACAACTCTCATTTCCTTTGAAACCGTTTTACGTATCTAGTTTATGGACTGTTTCTACATGTATTGTCCCAGAATATGAAATGCCAGATTTATTTTCATGTGTCGCCGTTTTTATGTGTATATTTTCTCTTACAAACGTTGAAGATATAAAAGATTATAAAGAAGATATGAAATATAACGTTTCCAGTTTGCCTACGAAAATAGGAATAAACAATACAAAAATAATATGTCTATTATCCGGTATATTATCTATGTTATCTTATCTTAAATTAATTTATTAAATTTCGACTGAATAATTTATTTCCGTGTCTGAAAATGTTTTGTTAAGATTTTCTTCATTTAGTTCGTTATTTATAAAAAGTTTTATAATTTCTACTATTTTAGACTTATAAATTGGTATTAGTTCTCTGTTTTCATTCCCTTCTGAAAAAGAATTATGCATATAATTATTATAAGGTTGGTCAAGAATATCACAATGTCCAAAATCTTTTATAACTATTTCTGTCTTATTTTTAAAGACATTTGTATCCAGCTTTCCCAATGGGATAAACGGAATTTTTATGTTAGGTATTAACAATATATTTTTTCTTAGGTTTTCAAATGACCATTTATATGATTTTTCAGCTTTGATGATTAACACATCTGAAAATTTGTTAATGTCTGGGAATTCTTTGTTTATTATTTTTGTATTGTCAACTGGATCTAAAAGTATTACTTTATTTACTTTAAATTTTGAACAATGGTTTAACAAAGTTGTTGCTCCAGAAGAATGACCGATTGCGACTGTATTTTTTTCTGTTATATCATTTTCTAGTAATTGATTTAAAATATTATCACTTGGGAAATAATTTATAGAATTTTCAATTGGTTTAACAGAAGATATTTCATTTAATTTTTCCATAAAATTCCCATATATTAAACTTGGCATCAATGAATTACCCCCTGAAAAAAATATAGCAGTTGGTTTAATAGCAAGACCGAGAATGAAAACGAGACAGTTTAACATTTTATTTAATATAAATTAACATTTTTTAAATTGGTTTAAAAAAAAGAAAAAATTTAAAAGAAATAATGTTATTCTTTATAAATTTGATATCGACTACAGGATTTTTTTTAAATAGACCGATGATTTCAAATAAATATACAATAAGAATGCTACAACCTTATGATCTTGTGAATACAGTTACTAAAAATAGAATACCATATGAACAACTTTCATATAATCAATTTATTGATAATATTAAAAATACGGATACAGCTGCTATAATAGAGGATAAAAACGTGGCTATATTACATAATAATCTAGACATAATAAATTTGTATAAATATCTTCCTCAAAATGTAGGAGATGTTACGACTGCCCTTATAAAAAATAATATAGATTTTCAGGTATTTGATTTGAGTAATGTAAATAATTTTCAAGTTCCGTTTATTATACAAATTATAGGTCTTATAATACTATTTAATGTTGTGTCATTCTTTATTACTAGAAATAACATTAATGGCCCGTTATCATTCATTGATAAAAAAAATGATCTTAATATAAATCTAGATGTTAATACTACATTCGCAGATGTTGCTGGAATTCCGGAAGCAAAGGAAGAATTATATGAAATTGTAGATTTTTTAAAGGACCCGGAAAAATATTCTTTAGCCGGAGCTAAGGTTCCGAGAGGAGTTCTTTTAGAGGGAGAACCAGGAACTGGAAAAACTCTTTTAGCCCGTGCCGTTGCTGGAGAAGCTAATGTTAATTTTATTTCGGCAAGTGGTTCCCAGTTCGTAGAAATGTTTGTTGGAGTTGGGGCACAAAGAGTTAGAGCTTTATTTGATAGTGCTAAACAAAATTCTCCTTGTGTGATATTTATAGACGAAATAGATGCTATAGGAGGGAAAAGAGGTTATGGTTTTAATTCAGGGGGGAACGACGAGAGAGAGCAAACTCTCAATCAAATATTGACAAATATGGATGGTTTCGAAAAAACAGATGGGATTATAGTATTGGCTGCTACTAATAGAATAGACACTTTAGATCCAGCTCTTCTACGCTCTGGAAGATTTGATAGAAAGGTAAAGGTTACTCTCCCGAATAAAGAAGAAAGAAAAGATATAGCAAAAATTCATTTTAGAAATAAAAGAACAAATTTTAACTACAATAAATTAGCAGAACTTACTTCCGGTTTTTCAGGTGCTGATATAGAAAATTTAGCAAACGAGGCCGCTATTTTATCTATAAGAGACAATAAAACCATTATAGATGATAAACTATTATTGAAAAGTTTTGAAAAAACTACGATAGGTCTTCCAAAAAAATACGACACTAGGAGTATAGAAGTTAAAAGATTAATTGCTCTTCACGAAGCTGGTCATGCCATTATAATAAAAAAATTCAATGAATACTTTAAATTACAAAAAGTAACAATCAATTCTAATACAGCTGGGGCAGGTGGCTACACATTGTTTACAGCCAAGGATTTTTACAATGATTATCCGACTAAGGGATTTTATATGGCGAGGATAATATCAATATTAGGAGGAAGAGCCGCTGAAATGTTACATTCTAAAGTAAAATTAAAAGGGTCTGTTGATATTGAATTTTCTCATGTTACCACTGGAGCTAGTAACGATTTAATGCAGGCCACTGCAATAGCTGATAAATACATAGATTTGTTTGAAACATATGTCATAGGAGATTATTCCCCTGAATGGAAATATGAAAAGGAAAAAAGAATTAAGGAGATATTAAAAGAATGTCTTTCTGAAGCTTTAGATATTCTAAAAGAATGTCATATGGATTTAATGCTTCTTAGAAATAAACTATTGGCTAATAATACTGTTTCTTTTTGATTTAATCAGTGAGATTTAAATTATGGATAAAAAAAATATTCATATACTTTTAAAGATTATTTATGTTTATTCTATTCATTCTAATCTTAATAATTTCCTATGTGATTATAAAGAGTTTGACGCCCGACAACTCTCCTTCCCTAGCCGTGTGCATCAGCGGTGCGGTGCGTTCATTTCCTCGGGAGGCTTTCCGTGCCAGCTTCGACCAATTTCGCAAAGAGATGCCGCCACTGGATGTGTTTGTGGTGCTCAAGATGACATGCTTCATGGGAACTCTTCTGAACAGCGACGACGGGGTAGATAATTTTATGCTCACCATGCGCAGGTTGCGGCCCAAGGCGGTCATTTTATTTGATCGGCACGCGGACCCACGGGTCGATGAGTCCAGTTACGCCTCTCAGTTGATAGCGATTGATGAGTCTTTTCGGTTAGCAGAGTCTCACGGAGAGTACGAGTACTTTATGAGATATCGCCCAGACTTTATTATGATGGACACGCGACTCAAATGGTCTAGCGTCCGTGATGACACCATCTACACTTCCCGCAAGCTGGATGCTCCGGCATCGGATCACGCGTTCCTCATCAGCCGTCAGCTCAAGGCTGATTGGTGGGGGAAAAGTTTCGCACTGGACGACACGGAGGTTGGGCCACTCCCGGATTACGTAATCTTCAACACGTCGCACCCCGTGCAAAACGGTCCGGCTTTTCATGGCGGGTTGCTTCGTCCCGGTGAGACGGAGCACGTCTTGACATGGGACCAGGAGCCACATCAGCGACGAGACTGCTCGTTTGTGAGGAACGAGAAGAAGCGGCTCGCACTATCGCAACAATCTCTGCAGGTTCGTTTTCGTGAGATGATCCATCAGAGAATGTTGCAGCTTGGCGTGCCTTACTTCTACGTCGAGGAGCTCACTGCGAAAAGTAACTATTAAAGAAATATGTAAAGATTATCACTTGATTTAAAAAAAGGGCATTTTAGTGGTGAATCTCATGTTATTTTCGTGCATAAAAGCTATATTTGGTAATTCTTCTCTGTATTTATTCCAAATATTGTTTGATATGTTTAAAATTTTTAATTTTCTAACCGGTTTCATTATTTCTCGTTCATCAAATTTAAGTGATATAGGGATAGAAGAATTTCTATAAAAACAGTCATAATTAGACTTTACTGCAAAATCTCTTGTCATTTTAATTAAATCCAATGGTGAACCAGCGAAATTTAACTCTTTGTTCTTTTTATAATTTTTTAAAACATTACAGTTAAGTATATCATTTATATAGCTGAATTTGAGGTTTCCGTTTGGTCCTCTTATTCTGTTTATAGGATCCCATTGTATTGAATTTGTTACACAATCTAACACTACAAAATGGTAATTATCATTACTTTTTGCGATTGTCATTATTTCTAGTCTGGTTCCTCTTAGCCAAAAAGAATCTATATTATAACAATTAAATAATAATTTTGGACTTGTGCATTGTGTATCATCTAAAATTTTAATATTGGCAAGTTTCATACCCGGAGGTAACATATCTTGTATAGCGTTTTTATTTATTATATTATAACCGATCCATAAAGAATATGGTTTTATATTGAGATTTATAAGTTTCATTTTATTAATAAATAAAAAGAAATGTTTAAATTAATATTATAATGTTTTTTAATTTTTTAATATTTTCGATTTCTTTTATTATTTTTCCAAAAAGAGTGATACTTCATTTAGAAAAAATTCCGGACGGTATTACTCATACCGGGGTATCGTTTAATACTCCTTTTAAAAAGAGAAGGTATGATTTTAGAATTTTTAATGAAAATCGTACTTGTTTAACTACTGGGTTAGATCGTTCTGATCCAAAAATTCTTTTTCCTAATTTATATGAAAAAGATTCAGATTCTAATACAAGAAAATTAATGGAGGATTTTTTCTCACAAACACCAGAGTTTATATATAAAGACGTGTATCTAGGAAATACTAATAAAACATTTCTTGAAATAGAAAAATATTCAGATGAAATAAATGAAAAATACATTTTTTGTATATATGATTGTAGACATTATGTAGATCGTTTTACTAGTTGGGCAGGAGTGGGACATATACCTATATGGAGATTAAGCAAATATTATAATTAAAATCTATTTAAAAAAAAGTTAATTTATATATCAAATGCTTTCTAATAATATATTATACGCGTCTGGTGTTCTTTTTTATGGAAGATCATTGGATAATACTTTGTTTTTCTTATTAGGGAAAGATGTTAAAGGATGGTCTAATTTTGGAGGGGGTTGTGAATTATCAGATAAAGGAGATGTAGTTACCACTGCAGCCAGAGAAGCTTGGGAAGAATCATTGGGTTCTATATATGATTATGACGAAATGAGAAGAATCTTAAGACAAAATAACAAATATATAGTATCAAAAACACCAAATGGCTATCAATATAGTACTTATTTAGTAAAAATACCGGTGTCGCAATCTTATAGAGAAAAATTTAAATCAACAAGAAAGTTTTTATCAAAAATAAATAACATAGATAAAAAATTTTTTGAAATGGGAGACATAAGTTGGGTATCTCTTTATACTTTAAAAAATTCTATAAATACAAATAAACCTTTTATCAAATTGAGAAATGTTTTTGAAAACTTTTTATTAGACAATATAAATGATATAGTAAAATATACTAATAATCAATAGTAACTTTCGTCATTTAAAGATTTTTTCCACATGAGCGTTGTGTTTTCAACCGGTGCCGCACCTGCTGTACTTTTACCTATAAAAAAATCATGGGATAAATTTAGATTGTCTTTTGGTATATTTGGTCTATTTATTTTAGGAGTTTCATTTACTTTTATATTTTCATCATATCTGTATTCCACATCGAAAAATTCAAGATCATTTTTTACACTTATTTTTCTAGACCAATCTGTCGCTTTAAATTTTATATTGTCAATTTCATTTGAATGATTGTTGTAAGTCTTTATTTCATCTTTATAAGGAATCTTATTATGGATATGATTTAAAGGGTAGTCTATATATTTATTGTTTTCTGTTCTATTATAGTATCCCTGAAAATTATATGGGCCTTTATCAATAGTTCTTGTTTTTTGAAATATTGGATGATATTCTCTATCTTCATTTCTTATGTTTTTAGTAGCATTTCTGTTATATATCAAGGAATTAAAAGTATCATTTTCTTTTTTTTCTCTTGTTAATTTATCATTGTAAGAATTGTTTCCGTTTCTTTTACTCCACTCTGGGGGTTTTGAAAATACCATTTATTATATTATAATAAATATTTATTTTACTTATTTAAATTTGTAATTATATTTATTTTGGTCTATAGCTAATTCGTTTTCGTCTAATTTTTCACTATAATGTCCGCTTAATATTTTTTCTTTGTCATTCACTGATTGTTTCGTTAAAAGATCTGGTTTTATTCTAGTACTTAATTTGTTATCAAAAACCAAATGGCGCTCGATGAATTTATTTCTTTCAGAAAGAACATCTCTATTGACAGGATTATAATCTAATAAATTCTTATTCTCATTTGCTTGTTCAGTTCTTAACATGGCATCTATTTGTTTATAAGCTTTATATCTTTCTACGTTTTCATATTCGTCTATTGGATTATTTACAAGTCCTAGAATTGAGTTTCTTTTAGAAACGTTTAATTTTTTATAAGTGGTATCTGTTGAATCTAATGGTTTTTCTATTTCATAATGGTCATTGGTAAAAACGCTATAAGGTAAACCGTCTTGGTGTTTAACTTTGGATGCCGATGCCCCTGATAAGAAATTGTATGTTCTATTTTTACTTAATTCTTCTTTAAGAGGAACGTCCAACGAAATTCTACCGGCCGTTAAACCATTTGTATACAGTTGATCCTTTGGTATTCCAATTTCATTATATTTTATAGGTTCCTCTTTATTGTTTTTGTTATTGATTTTTTTTATCAACTCTTCTTTTGTACCCGGTATTTGTTTTAATAGTCTTGTTTCTAATTTAGAGTTCTCATATTGTTGTATTCCTTCTTCAGTCCTAATTTTTTTATTTACATCTATAACTTCGCTTTCCGGAATTCCATTTCTCTTTATAATTTTTATAACTTCTTTTTGACTTTGATTTTCATCATCTGGTCTGTTTATTTTGTAACCTATAAAAGAGATTATTATTAGTAGTATTACTATTAACAGCATTATTATTATTAAAATATTTTATTTATTTTTTATTTCCGTTCTACAATTTGGACACGTGTTGGATTTTTGCATTAACCATTTTTTTATACAATTTTCACAGAACGTATGTTCACAATTTAATTTTATATTATTATATGTAGTATCCATACATATAGGACAAACAATTGGTTTACTTATTTTTTCTAATTTATCAAATGTATTTTTGTTTATTATTTCATTTGAATAATCGTCATTGAGATACATAATGTTTATCATTCTCATTAAATATGGACTTAACACTGGGTTATCATCAATATGAAAAGTATCTATACTAAAGGTTTCTATTTCATGGCCTGTACTTAATGACAATGTATATCTATGAGCTCCTCTTAAAGCCATGACTTCTATTTGAAAATTAGAATCACTAGTAAAAATATCGTTATTCATATAATATAATATATAAACGATATTTTTAAATCTGTTAATATTTAATCAATCTCTGTAAGTCTGAGGAGCTTCTTCGCATGTATTTTTACTATCTACACATACTTGTGGCCTCATATGCCACCACGATTCTCCAAGTTGTCGACATTGTTTCTTACTTGAAATATTGTAATATCGGTTACATATATAATAAGGTTGGCTTTCGCAAGATTTTGCAGGTTCTCTTTCTTTGTACCATCTCAAATTTTTATAATTTTTATATTCTTGAGGATTTTGTTTACATATTATTTTGGATTTGTTAAAGCTGCATATAGCCGAATGATTTCTATTTAAAGTTCTTTCACCTGAAACAAATTTTTCTTCTATAGAACGAAACTTATTATTCCAATAAACTACTGATTGGTCTTTAGTTGTAAAACATCCTGGGAATCCATTTATTTGAGATATTTCTTCGAATTTTGAATTTAATTTTTTTGATAATTTAATACATTCTTCTTTATCTGTTACATGAAAACCATCTGTTTTATTATTTTCTTTATTAACACAATAATTTTTATTTTTATCTATCAAGTGATTTTTTTCTGATATATTTTTTATTTCTTCTCCTATTATGTATGGATAATGAGGGTATTCATTTTTTTTTAATTTTTTCCCATCGTGTTCTATGAATTCTGGGAGAGCAATACTTACATTACCTAACGATGAACTATTTACCCCGGGATTTAAAGTTTCCGTATCAGTGTTTGTATTTATTATTCTGTTTCCTGGCATCAAAGTTACATTACCTAGAGACGAAGTGTTTATATTGGATATAGGATTGGAAGGTTCCGTATCAATGTTTACACCTATGATTCCGCCACGACCCGGTGCTTTTGACGTGACATTTATAAATTTTGTAAATTTCTTTTTCTACATACCTCTACTGAATTGTAAGTTATTTGATCTATTGTTCTAGGATTGGTTTTTGGGTTGTAAGTGTTCCACCAAATCGCCATTATCGTGCCATCTTCTGAGGTGGCCCCAGTGTTATATGCGGCAATACATCTGTGATGATCTGGAGGCCACCAGTCAGCTGCGAAAGATCTTTCAAGTGTGCCAAGCTCCTCCGCCACTTTTCTACATTCTTCTTCAGTTGATATTAGTACGAGATCATCAATTCCATCGCAATAACCGTTTATTGGTACGGAAAAGCTATCACCGAGATCATTTTTATATTCGGTGGCTGTTTTAGAAAAGTGAACATCTCCCAAACCTCTAATCATGTTTTTATATAAGAAAGTCCAAGTAATAATATCTCCGTTTGATTTTGTTCCTGTTAGATTATTATTATTAATTGTAAATTTAGGTAATTGAGTATTTAATATTTCTAGCTTGTCATTGCTAAACCTTCCTGTATATTTAGTATTATTTATTTTTACTTCCATTTTATCTGTAGTATATTTTATATGTATAATAGCACCAGAATCCTCGTTTACATAAACTCCGGATATATCACGGACACGATTTGGTACAGGGCCTGGTACAGGAACTGATATAGGAGTACTGGAGTATATTGGTCTAGGAGTCCATTTAGGGGTTCTATTAGGT